GTCCCGTCTTATTTCTGACGAGCGCATATTGTTTACAGCGCTTCTAAACACAGCTCTAGCAATAGCCTCTAAATCATTTATATCCATCTGTAAAGCTAAAGTTGTAGCTTCTGATTCCATTCTTATAAAATCTAAATCATCCATAGCATCTTTTTCTACGTCTAATTCATAGTAAAGTTTATCTTTGTCTGGATGATATATTGATAAGAATTTTTGTAGCGTTACATCTTCTTTAGGAACTACAAGTGTTCCATTAATCATTCTTATTCTACCTAAGTGTACTTCACCTTTTTGCTCATCTATAAATGGGCTTTCGTGGTTTTGACAATATCTTATAGCTCTTGTTTTAGTCCCATCAAAGTATTGCATGGGCTTTCTTGGTGTGTGTTGAGTCCTCAATAAGACGTTTACAGGACTTCCCGCTTTCCACACATATACCCTGTCTTTAAATTCAAAAGCAGGTTTATCTTCTACTACTTTTGTTTTAGCCTTAGGGCTAGGCTTTTTTGTTTGGGTTGAAATTTTTGTTGACATTTTATATAATTTTATTTAATTAAAAAAAAAGGGGACAGGATAACCCATCCCCTTAATAAATATTACTTCATAATGATGAAGTTGTTTGCTCCCATAACACATAGAGCTCTTTCACTTAAGAAGTGAACTTGCATTGCATCAAGGTCGCTATTAGCAGCTCCGCCAGCAGAACCGATAACCCAAGACTTATATCTTCGGTCTTCAGCTTCAGACTTTCTGAATCTCACGTGTAGGAAAGGACGCTTTGCGTTTTTACCTAGCACTTGGTCATAGACAGTCATTGTACCAGCAGGTACTATTACACCATCAACATCAGAAGTTAATCCTCCTGTTGACGCATCATTTAAGTATTTCCAGTCAGTTTTGTAGAAATCATACCCAAGGTTAAATCCTGTGAATCCAAGATTTAATGCCATGTCAGTATCATTATCAAAAAGACCGTAAGAAGCAGCACCAGCAGTACCGTATGTACTTTGGCTAGCTAATACAGTGTCAATTTCAAATGACTTAGCACGATTTACAAACATAACGTTTTCTTGAATAGCTCCTTCTTTATCTAATGTAAGGATAAGCTCTTCAATGTCATCTCTAGTAGCAATAGAACCAGTAGCAATGTTTCCTCTAGTTTCGATTGCGTGGAACATACCGTCAGTACCTTTAGCTCCAGCACTCTCAGCTCCAGAACCTGAAGCAGCAGGCTTACCTTCAATTAAAGATAATTCTAAGTAGTCTTCGAATCTTAATCTAGTTTCATGCTCTGATTTTAAATACCAAAGGTAACCAGTTGCTCCGTTTTCAGTTGTTACTTCAATCCAACCAATTTGAGCCATATCAGAACCATTAACTTCATATTTGTCTTTGATAATGATTGGGCTACATGATTGAATGTCTTTAGGAGCTTCTAAGCTTCCTGCCATTCCAGCAGTTCCTTTAGCAAATTCAGAACCGTAAACAAACACTTTAAGACCAGTTGTTCCAAGAGAAGCATTTAAGTTTGCTCCAGTATAAGAACCTAGGTCAAAAGTGTCCGCAGTTACAGCGGATACGATTGCTTTGTCTTGATTAGTACCATCAGAGATGATAACAGTTTGATTTACACGGAATCCGTGTGCAGTTGAAGTTACAGTATCTCCAGAACGAGTTGCACCAGTTACTGCGATGTGTAGTCTACCTTGTTCCGACCACTGAATTAAATCAGAGGCAAAAGGAATTTCAGCGCCTACCATTCGCAAAAAAGATGAAACAGTTCTGTTACCGTACTTTTCAAACTCAGCTTCATATACCTCAGGAAGGTATTGTGAAGTAAATTCGATGTCCGAACCAAGATAATTGGTCGACAACGTTTGTTTCGATGGAGCGGGTGTTAATGCACCTTGTACTCCAGACATAGTTACAGCCATTTCTTTTAATTTTTAAATTATCGTTTTCTTATTTTAAAATCCACAGAATCCGAATTGTCTAATATTCTATACTTGAAACCACCTTTATCTTCTACAGTTTTATTGTCTCTAACACTCATGTCGATATTCTTTGTTTGTTTTACAAGACCTTCTGTTGCATCTGCAACACCTTGCTCATAAAAAAACTTAGCGACTGAATCTGGATTCAATGCCATGTTCAAAGAACGGTGGAAGCCCGCAGCGTCATCTAAATATCCGTCTTTATCTAAAAATTTATCTATATAATTATTTAGATTAGACTGAGTTTTTTTAACGCTTTGTACGTCTTTTGGTTTAAAAACAACTTTCTTTTCTCCAACGTTATATTCGAAACCTTCGAAATTATCAGAGAACAGACGTTCCGTTTTATCGCTAAAAACGTTCTGCCTTTCAGCAGTCAGCTTATTAGTCTTTTCAGACTCCTCAATATAATTATTATATGCATCGTAGGCTTTCTTATACTCATCGGGAATAGTAGCGTTACTTGACTCAAGCGGCGCACTATATTTTTCCTTCATTGCATTAAAATGCTTTCTTGCATTATATAATTCTTCTTTATAGAGAAGCTCTCTTTTACTTTTTTCAGCATCTTCTGTATCTTCATCAACACCAAAATTTTGGTCAATGTACTTAGATACGTCTTTTGCTTCTAAGTAGGGTTTAGTTTCCTTGTAATACTCAGATAGTAATGTGCTTTCATCCACATCATCAAAACTCTTCTGAGCTCTCATAAAGTCCTCTAACCCTCTTCCAGTCTCTTTGTTGTAAGCCATATATTTTTCTACAGCTTCTGGAAGTTGAACTTCTTCTGTTTTATTTTTATTTATTACTTCATCTATAGATTCAAACTGTGCGTTGTATCTTTCTTTCAGATGTTGTAATATTCTAGATTCATCTAGCTCCTCAGGAGCAGGTTTTTCTAGTATTTTGGTTTCGGCTTCGGCTTTGGTTTCGGCTTCGCCTTGCTCTTTTTGTATCCCATTTTCTTCTATTTTATTTTTATCTTCTTCCTGTACTTGTTCTTGTACTTGTTCTTGTACTTCTGTTTGTACTTCTGCTTGTACTTCTGCTTTATCTTTCGCTTCAGCTTTTGCAGCTTCTTCCTTGCCGTCAGCAACATTTTCTTTTTTTTGCGGGTCAACAAAGTCTCCTTCGTCATTCATGACCCTAAATTTCAATTCTGCCATTTTATTAAATTTAATTTACATTATTTATATTAAAGTCCAGACCCTAAAGAATCTTGACCATCAAAATCAACAGGGTCTAAATCCTGTTGTCTTTGTTTTATTAAAACAGATTGCTGAGATGCTTGTTTCTCAGTTCTCTTATCTTTTCTATCTTCTCTGTTTGTTTCTTTAAGCATTTCAAAAGCACGTTGCTCTTGTTTGTTTTGCATCTCCATAGAAGATTGCATCTGTATTAGTTTTTGTTTTAACTCAAACTCTTTTTCCATTCTTTGCAACTCTAGTTGTGCTTTGAGTTGTTCAAGTTGAGAATCTGCTTGAGCTTCAGTAGAGATAGTTTGTTGTTTCGCTTGTTCTGCCGCTTGAGCTGCTTGAGCATTAGCTTGCGCTTGTTGTTGAGCAATCATTTGCTGCTTCTTCATGTCAAGCTTTTCTTTTCTCTTTTTTCTAACTTTTAAAAGTTGTGAAGCAATCTTGATATTATCAACACTTCTTACATCAATAGCATCATCAATGTCTATTTTTCCAGAAGCCAAAGATGCTTGTATATTGTTTTCTAAAACTCCCTTTTGCTCTTCGTCTGGATGAAGCTCAATAAATATTGCAAAATCATGTAGATGTATATTTTTTATCTCATTTAAAATATCTACAGAGAATCTACCAATACCTTTAGCTAAATCTTCTGCCATATCTGAATATTCTAAAACATCTGACAGTCTATAATAAATTGATTCAGCAATCGTTTTAGTTAAATAAAGACCTGAGTTTAAAACGTGTCTTGTTGCAGTATTAGAATTTAACGCTGCTAGTTTTTGCACTCCAACCAAAGCACGCTCGTCTGGCGTTGTACCATCTCTTGATTCATTAAGACCAGTTGCGGCTCTTAACATGTTTAGGTTGTAGTTGTACATATTTATAAGAGAAGATATTTTAGCGTTAGCACCAGATGAAGTTAATTCTTGTACTGGTGTTTTGCCGTGATTAAATTCTCCGTCTTCTGTAAAACTTCTACCTATAACAGACCCTGTTTGAAAATATAAATTCAATGCTTCTTGAGGGTCATAACTATTCCCATTTCCTAAATTAATAGCAGACAATCCATCCATATCTAAATAAACACCGTCAGGTATCATTCTAGATGTAATCTGCTGTAACTTAAGATGTATTAGTTGTATTTGGTCCGCAAACGGAACCATTCTCTTTACTAGAGAGTCTATCTGTCCTCTGTACATTTTTGGAGCACTGACAATAAACGGGGCAAATACTTTCTGTATTGCTGATTTGGGTCGAACCATATTCTTCATTAGGTTCCACTTTAACATGTGATTTGTTCCTAGAACAAGTACACCTTCGTACCATACATCAATTC